TTACTGGTTCGAGTCCAGTCGGGGGAGCATGCTGAACGAGGACCCTTCGGGGTCCTTTTTCATGTCCGCTTTCCTGCCCGCCTGCTTGCCGTGGGCCTCGCCGTGGGACTCCCGGCCTCCGGCCCGGCTTCCCACCGATCCGTCCCGTCGCGGGGGAACCATCGCGGTCCCGGCGGAGTCCTCAAGGTCGTGAAGACCATCAAGGTCAGGAAGGGCCGCGGTAAGCCGACCATGGCGAAGCAGGAGATCGTATGAGCGGCTATGCTGCGGCAGACGGCGCGTACAAGTGTGCGCGACACGCCGCACGGGGCGGTAGCTCAGCCGGTTAGAGCAGCGGACTCATAATCCGTCGGCCGTGGGTTCGAGTCCCACCCGCCCCACCAGAGCACGTGTTCGAAGAACCGCCGCCACCAGCGGTCCGAGCGCCTCGACTGGTTTAGACCAGACGGGGCGCTCAGTCGTTGCCCGCATCCTGCGTGAGCGATGCGTGAGCGGTTGTGTCAGAGGGCAGCGGCCGGCGGGCGCGCGGCACGATGCTCTCGGCGTTCCTAGCCACCTCCTGATCGACCTGGGGGAGGAGGCTGGTGTACGTATCGGAGGCTAGCTGAATCGTTCCGTGGCGCAGCGTTTCTTTGATGGCGTGTAGGTCTCCACCACCCGCATGGATCAGCGTCGCGGCGACGTGCCGCAGATCACGCAGATTGATCGGGGGGAGATCCGCCTCCCGGCAGAGCCGCCGGAACGCATCCGAGACCTTCTCCGGGTGCAGCCAGCCACCGTCCTCGGCGACGAAGACCTTGCCCGTGTCCTGCCACGGCAGGCCCTTGTTCAGGAGCGCTTGGCGCTCAGCCTGCTGTCGTACCCGGTGATCGGCGAGCACCTGCAGCGTGACCGGACCGAGCGCGATCGTCGCCGCGCTTCCCTCCGTCTTCGGGTCGCTCTCCACCGGCGTCCACCCGTCCTGAATGATCGTCTTCGAGACCGTCAGCTGAGCCTTCGCGAAGTTGATGCCCGCCCAGTCCTGGCCGACCGCCTCGCCGCGGCGCAGCCCACGAAACGCGATCAGGTGGAACAGGGCGTACAGTCGGTCCTGTTCAGCATGGTCGAGGAACTCGCCGACCTGCACCGGCGTCCACACCATCACCCCTGACGGCTTCTCGCCGGTCTTCCGCCACCGCTCGACGTGCTCCGGCGTCCACAGCACGGCCTTCGGCCGCTTGCCCGAAGCGAGCTCCACGTGCGCGGCCGGATTGAACGTCAGCAGCTGCTGCGAGATCGCCGCGTTGAGCGCGGACCGCAGCGTCGCCCTGATCCGCTGCTGCGTCGCCGGGCCGGTGATCCGCCGGTACGGGGGCATCTCCTCCAGCTTCGCCCGCTCAGCGGCCAGCCGAGCCGTCTCCGAGGCCGGCGGCCGGGACCGCTTCCCCCACGTCGCCCGCGCCTGCTGCTCCCGCCGCTGCTCGTTCTGCACCTCGATCGTCTCGTTCTCCGTGTCGATCGCGTCGAAGAACTCGACCAGGTGCCCGACGTTCAGCCGGTCCAGCAGGATGTGGCCGAGGCCCGGCTTGAGGTGCACGCGGATGTGGGAGGCGTACCCGTTGAGCGTGGACTTCTTTCGCTTCTTCGACTCCCACCACTCGTCAAGCCACTCCCCGACGGTCAGCTTCGAGGTGAGCGGCTGGCCGGCGCGGAAGCGGCGTCGGGTCTCGGCGAGGTCAGGCAGTGGGGCTTTCTTGTTCTTGCTGACTGCCTCGAGCAGATCCCCGATCTTCACCTGCGCTTCCTGGTCGTCGCCGGGGGCGAGGGCGAGCAGGGCTCGCACGGCGTCGAGGGCTTCCTGGGCGTCCTTGGCGGTGGCGTACCCGGACCGGGAGAAGGAGCGTCGGCCGCCGTCGGCGCGCGGCGGAAGCTCCTGTCGGACGGCCCACACGCCATGCCGCCGGCTCGACAGCTGCGGGCACGCCTTGCCCAGCACCTTGCCGCTGGAGTCGCGGCAGTAGCACCTGCGGTACGTCGAACCCTTCACAGTTCCTCCAGGTTCTCCTGACTGGCCTACACGTCATTGTCGCGACCGTGAGGGAACTGGCGGTAGCGCTCTTGGTTCTTGTCCCGGACCGCCTTGTCGTGGCGCCAACCAGCGGCAGCCCGCCTCACAACTTGCTCGATCTGCTCATCGGTGAGCCCCTGATCGCAGGCTGCGTCGACTGCATTCGCGAGCCCCTGCATCGCGGTCTGCACGTCCTCTGTCGTGCCGAAGTAAGACCGAAGGCGTGGTAGCTGGTTCTCGGCTTTGAATCGCTCTTCCGCGTCCTCCGGAAAGGAGATCGAATCCTGGTCGACCAGGCGCCAGATCTCTCCAAGCGGCGACTCACCTAGCGCCCAGTGCCACGCATCCCAGGGTTCAAGGCTGAGATCGGGTGCCAGGCGCAGGGCTACGTCAGAGCGCTTGATGCCGTTCTCGTCCACCCACTCGGACCACTCCCAGACCTCGTCATGGGCAGGATCATGGGCTGTCCCATCGGTGGGTGGCGGTCCCAACAGCAGGCGGGTAGGCGTTACTTGAAGGGCGACGGCGAGCGCCACTAGGTCATCAACATCTACCCGCCGGCTCCCCTGCTCGATCTTGGTGATCCCTGAGGGAAGGATCGGCCGGCCCAGCTTGGACAGCCGCGCTGAAAGCTCACGCACCGTGGTCCGGCCACGAAGCCGCGCGATCTCTTTTGCCACTCGCTGCCCCACGCTTCCAAGCTTTGTCGTTGTTTCCATGAAGGAAACGGTAGATGCCGCAAGGCGAACGCGCAACGCTTGCCGCTGCCGTGCCTGAACCATCGTTGTTCCCGTTCTGGAAACAACCGATGCCACTTGACGAACAGGCGACGCTTGCCGCAGTCTGTTTCCACCTTCCGCTGTTTCGTTTCCAGAAGGGAAACAGTCATGACCGCTGCTGAGCAGCACGAGGAGCAGCGCCGCCCTCTCGCAACACCCGACCAACTTGCCGTCTACCTGGGCGTTTCCAAGGCGACCATCTACCAGTGGTCGTCGCGGGGCACCGCCTTCCCGCTGTTCCGCGTTGGCCGGCATCTCCGTGCCCGTTGGTCGGATGTCGACGCCTGGCTGGAAGCGCAGGCCTCGGGGACGAGCGCAGCGTGACCGCCCTCACGATCTCCGAGATCCTCGATCAGCCCGCCGTCGTCCCGCTGTGGCCGACGGTCGGGCGGGCCCTGGGCCTCGCCGAGAGCACCACGTACCAGCTGGCCGCCGAGGGGCGTCTGCCCGTCGAGGTCATCCGGCTCGGTCGCCGGCGCGTCGCGCGGACGGTCGACCTCCATCGCTTCCTCGGGCTCCTGCCCCAGGAGAACGGCGCCTCTCCCGTGTACCAGCCGGGAGAGTCCGTCGGAAACGACGAAGCGACCCGGGTACCAGCCGGGCCGCCTCAGTCGAGCAAATCCATCCCTACCGCGAAGTAAGACAGGACAAGCTCATGAGCACCAAGGTACAGCCCGAGGCGTCGATGGTGACGCCTGCAGTCGAGGAACAGCGCGTCACCGCTTTCGCTCACGCCGAGATCATGATCGACGCGGACACTGGACAGCCCACCTTCTGCATCGCCACCGAACAGACCCTCGGCGACTTCGAAGCCGCCACCCCCGCACGAGGCCTCGCCGCCGCCGAGAAGCTCCGCGAAGAGGCCGACCGCATCGAGGCCCTCGCCAACGAGTACGCGGCCACCGTCGTGATCCCCGCGTTCATCGAGACGTACAGCATCGAGCTGGAAGAGCTCGACATGGCGAAGCTCTGCGAGGACGCCCCCGACCTCGCCGCCAAGTTCCAGGCCTTCAGCGCCGTCAAGAACGACGGCAGCATCCTCGTCGCCGTCCCCGCCGGGCAGAACCCGATCGCGCGACTCGCCGCCATCCGCGACCTGGTCCTCGACCTGCGGAAGCAGGTCAAGGCGTGACCACCGGACAGCACACCGCGGCGACCGGGGGTGTAGCTACACCCGCCCCCGGCCGCCGGGCCGCCGAGCAGTCGCGCCCCGAATGCGATCACTGGCTCGGGACCGAGGCCCGCTACTGCCAGGAAGCAGACGGCGTCCGCCGCTACCTGCCCGGCCACCGGTGCCCGGCCCACACGCCGCGCGCACTGCAAGGACTGCCCGAGATCACGCCCGGCCCCGGCTGGCCGGCCCACCGCGCGACGCCCAACCCGGCGCCGACCAACGCAGCGCCCGCCCGCCCGGCCGATGCCGTCACCAGCGCTGTCTACGTCGACCTCGACGGCAAGCGCGCCCGCTACGAGTGCCTCCGCCCCGGCTGCACCCAGCCCCTCGAAGGCCCCGTCTACGGCGACGACGTCAAGCCCTTCGTCGACACCATCCGCACCGACCACCCCGCACGCTGCACAGGAGTGTCACGTTGAACGACGCGCAGACTCCCGACCTCCGGGCCGTTGCCCGCGAGCTGGACGACGCCGGCCTGTGCCCACTCCCTGTCAGGGCCGACGGCAGCAAGGCCCCCGACGTTCGCAGCTGGACCCAGTACAAGGTCAACCGTTCCACCCCCGAGGAGCACGACCAGTGGTTCGGCGACGGCCGCCGAACCGGCATCGGCATCGTCACCGGCGCCGTCTCCGGCAACGTCGAACTCATCGAGTTCGAGGGCCTGGCGGTCCGGGAGGGACTCCTCGACGAGGTCGCCGAGCTCGCCCACAACAGCGGGCTCGGCGACCTTTGGGAGGCCGTAACAACCGGCTGGGCAGACCAGTCGCCATCCGGCGGCGTCCACTACAAGGTCGTCGTCAAGGGCAGGCCTGTCGCCGCGAACACGAAGCTCGCGCGGCGTCTCGCGCGAGAAGACGAGTACACCCCGGAAGAGCGGCAGCGGGTCGCCGAGAGGCCCAACATCAAAATCGTGCGGGTCCTGATTGAGACCCGCGGCGAAGGTGGCTTCGTCGTCATCGCTCCGTCGCACGGCTCTACACATCCCAGCGGCGAGCCTTACGTCCGCCTCGCCGGCGGTCCGACCACCATGGCCGTCGTCGAGCCGGAAGACCTCGATGCGCTCTACGCCCTGTGCCGGGCCGTCGACGCAATGCCCACCGAGGAGAAGGCGAAGACCGCCCCCCGCCCTAAGCGGGAGCTGCCCGCCGGGACGGTCCGGCCGGGCGACGACTTCGAGAACAAGGTCGACTGGCCCGACATTATCGGCAACGAGTTCGATCCGATCTTCACGCGTGGACAGACCACATACTGGCGGCGCAAGGACAAGGCCCGTGGCATCTCCGCCACCACCGGGCACGCCGCCGACCGCGACCGGCTCTACGTCTTCAGCACCTCCACCGTCTTCGAGGCAGAGGTGCCCTACGACAAGTTCGCCGCGTACACCCTGCTCACCCAGGGCGGCACTACCGCGGACGCATTCAAGCGGGCGGCCGCCGAGCTGCGCAGCAAGGGTTACGGAACCGAGCCGCCGCGCCGGCGCCTGAACATCGTGCCGCCGCAGACCCACTTCAGTGACGGCTCGTCGGCTCTCGACAGCGAGCCCGCCCCGGACGAACAGGAGGCGTTCGAGGGCGGTCCCCAGCTGCGCGCCGTACCGTCGCGGCCCGAGCTGGACATCACCAACGAGGCCGAAGCCATCGACGGCCTGCTCGCCATCATGGCCAGCGATGAACTCCCCGGCCTCTACAAGCGGTCCAGCGGACCCTGCTGGGTGTACGAGGACGACCAGGGCAACCCGCTCGTCAAGCAGCTCGGTACGGACAACCTGCGCGCCTACCTCGCCGAGCACGTCATCACATACACCGTCGTCTCCGACCCGCTCACCGAGGGCACGAAGGAAGTACGCGAGCTGGTCATGCCCAAAACCTGCGGCACGATCCTCGGCCGCAGGGACTGGCCGCTGCTGCCGCTGCGCGGAATCGTCACCTCGCCCGTCGTCCGCCCTGACGGCAGCCTGGTCACGACGCCCGGATACGACCGGCCGACCGGTCTCTACCTGCACCCCCACATTCCGCTGCGCAGGCTCGCCCCGCAGGTCAGCGCCGAGTCCGTGCAGAAGGCGAAGGACATCGTCCTCGGTCAGATGCTCGCCGACTTCCCGTTCGTCGACGCCTCCGACCGCGCCCAGTACCTCGGTGCGCTGCTGTCCCCGATCATCCGGCCCTACGTTCCCGGACCGACACCGGTCGTGGTCATCACCAGCACCTCGCAGGCCTCCGGCAAGACCCTGCTCAAGGACGCGTTCGGCTACGTGTACGGCCTCGCCGAAACGCCGTGGCCGGAGAACGACGCCGAGCTGCGCAAGGCCATCACGGCCAAGCTGTGGGACTGCGGCGACCCCGTCATCGCCATGGACAACCTGCCCAACGGGCACATCATCAGGTCGCCGATCCTGTCGTCGCTGGTGACGTCGGCGAACTGGAGCGACCGCCTGCTCGGCAGCACCAGCAGCGTCTCCATCCCCAACGACCGGCTGTGGGTCCTGACCGGCAACAACCTGCGTACCGGCGGGGACAACGCCCGGCGGACGCTGTGGGTGCGCCTGGACCCCGACTGCCCCGACCCCGACCAGCGGGACAACTTCACCGTCGGAGACCTGCGTTCCTGGCTCACCGACAACGCGTCCACCGTCGTCGCCGCCCTCGTCACCATGGTTCGCGGCTGGCTCGCCGCCGGCGCCAAGACCGTGAACACCCGCATGGGCGACTACTCGAAGTGGGCTTCCACCGTCGCCGGGATCCTCGAGTACCTGGACGTCCCCGGCTGGTTGACCAACCGGGACAACTCCAACGGCCTTGATGACGAGGCGGAGGAGTGGGCCGCGTTCCTCGCTGCCTGGCTCGACGCCATCGGCGAGGAAGCGGTCACCACCAAACAGCTGCTGGGCCTGAAGGAAGACATCCCGCGGCTGCAGAACGGCGAGGCGCCATCCACCAAGATGCTCGGCCACTGGCTGAAGGCGCGCGAGGGCCGCTACTTCGAGGACCTGAAGATCGTCCGCGTTCCCGACGCGCACAAGAAGCAGAACCTTTGGCGCGTCGCTCGGTACGGAGGCCGCTGATGATCCCGACAACCCCGCAGAGCGCGGGATTGTTGCGGGGATCGGAAATGGCGGCTGACCTGCGCGTTTGCAGGGATGCGGGGATGTGCGGGGATGTCAGCTATTCCCCCGTATACGGACCCGCATCACACACACCTCGTGCAACACGCAGTGCGTGCATCGCATCCCCAGAACAGTTCAGCCCTATTCGCAAGACCTCAAAAACATTCCGCAGATACCCGCAAACCCCGCAGAGCCCCAGGTCAGAGCGGCTCCGGGATTGCGAGAAGAACCCCGCAGACATCCCCGCAACATCCCCGCAGAACCCCGCAACCGAGAGCCGAGGTGACCGGCATGTCTGATACGCCCGAGACGTTCACGCCCCGCCCGTACCAGGCCGAGGCCATCAAGGCACTCATCTCCGGCTGGCAGGGTCCGCACAACCGGCTCGCCGTCGTACTCCCGACCGGAGCCGGGAAGACCGTCGTGTTCTCCAACCTCATCGACGAGCTGCTGCCCCAGATGAACGGCGCCCGCGCCCTGGTCATCGCCCACCGCGAAGAACTCATCGAGCAGGCCGCCGCGAAGATCCGCGCCGTCCGCCCCGACCTGCGGGTCGGCGTCGTCAAGGCCGAGCGCGACGAGCACCAGGACGCCGACGTCATCGTGGCCAGCATCCAGACCCTGGCCGTCGAGCGGCGACGCAAGGCCATCGAGAACATCGGCGTCGTCATCGTCGACGAATGCCACCACGCCGCGGCGCCCAGCTACATGACCGTCCTCGAGCACTTCGGCGCCTGGCGCGGCCTGCCCGTCGCCGGGTTCACCGCCACCATGACCCGCGCCGACGGAGGCCTCGCCGAGGTCTGGCAGGACGTCGTGTTCACCCTCGACATCCTGGAGATGATCGAGGACGGCTACCTGTGCGACGTCCGCGGCAAGCGCGTCATCGTCGACGGCCTCGACCTCGACACGGTCAAGACCCGCGCCGGCGACCTCCAGGACGGCCAGCTGGGCCAGGCCCTCGACGACTCCGGGGCTTGCCCGGTCGTTGCCCAGGCCTACAGGGAGCACGCAGGCGACCGGCCCGGCGTGGTGTTCACGCCGACCGTGGCCACCGCGCAGTCCATGGCGGAGGCCTTCACCGCGACCGGGATACCGGCGGCCGCCGTCTGGGGCGACATGTCCCGCGACGACCGCGCCGCCGCCCTCGACCGGTACCGGGCCGGGGACGTGCAGGTGCTCACCAACTGCATGGTCCTCACGGAAGGGTTCGACGCCCCCTGGACGTCGTGCGCCGTGATCGCCCGCCCCACCAAGTCGGCTGGCCTGTACTGCCAGATGGCAGGCCGGGCACTACGCCTGTCCCCCGAGACGGGCAAGAAGGATGCGCTGATCCTCGACGTGATGGGCGCCTCCACCCGCCACAAGCTGGCGTCCATCGTCGACCTGACGGACCGCGACGTCGTCATATCCGACGAGGACCAGACGCTGCGGGAGGCGGTCCGGGAGACCGAGGAGAAGACGCAGCGCCGCATCGACCTGTCCCGCATCCAGGTCGAGGAGATCGATCTCTTCCACGGGTCGTCAGTGCGCTGGCTGAAGACGGAGTCCGGGGTGTGGTTCATCCCCGTCGGCGATGAGACCTACGTCTTCCTGATCCGCAACCCAGTCGACCGGACGTACTGGCTGCGCCGGTTCGATGCCGTCAACGGCTTCGTCGGCCCGAAGAACGACGTGCCGCTGCCGCTCGCCCCAGCGAAGGCGTGGCTGGAGCAGCAGGCCCGAGCGATGGGCAGCCGGTGGCTTGCTGCTCGCACGGCCCCCTGGCGGCTGAAGCCGGCCAGCGTCAAGCAGCTCAACTTCTGCCGCCTGAAAGGCATCCACGTGCCCGCTGGCAGCACCGCCGGTGAGGTGTCCGACCTTCAGGCCGTGCACCAGTTCACGGCGATCCTCAACCGGCTCAGCGCCCGCGCCGCGGCGTGAAGGGAGACCCTGTGCAGAGCGACCTCGACCGTGGCGATATGACCACGGTTCCCACCCCAGCCGTGGTCCAGAGCACCACGGTTCCCAAGGTGATCGGCCTCGACCTCAGCCTCACCTGCACCGGCGTGGCCGGCGAAGGCTGGACCGACACCATCCGCCCCCGCACCGGCCTGCGCGGGCACCCGCGGCTGGCGTTCATCCTCGAGCGCGTCACCGAGCACATCCGCGGCGCCGACCTCGTCGTCATCGAAGGCCCGTCGTTCGGTGGCGGGGTCGCCCACCGGCACGAGGATCTCGCCGGGCTGCGGGTCATGGTCCGGCACGCCTGCTGGCGCCGCAGCATCCCCTACGCCGTCATCCCGCCCAGCTGCCGGGCCCTGTACGCCACCGGGAAGGGCTCCGGCTCCAAGGGCGCCGTCCGCGACGCCGTGCGCACCCGCTACGGCGTCGACTGCGACGGGCCCGGCCGCTACGACCAGGCCGACGCCTACACCCTCTGCGCGATGGGCCTGCACCACCTCGGATGGCCTCTCGCGGTCGTCCCCGACACCCACCGCCGCGGCCTCGACGGAGGCCAGTGGCCCACCCAGGAAGGAATCGCAGCATGACCGAGAACGAGATCCTCCTGCTCGCCATCGGCTTTTCGCTCGGCGCGCACAGCATGAACCTGCTCCACTTCTCGTGGCAGCGGCGAGACGAGCGCCGCAGCGCGAAAGCCGCCCGGGCCGCGCGCCACCGGTCGGCCGGCGACTGCTACCTGAACAGCCTCAGCCTGTACCAACTGCAGGCCCGGTACGCCGCCGCGCCGCATCCGACCGAGACGCTCGAGGCGTCCGTGCGGGACTTCGAGCTGGACCTGCGGGACGGCCTGGACCGCGTCGAGCGGGCCGCCCGCGACGAGGGGCTGCTGTGAGCACGGCCGACGAGGAGCTGCGCGCAGCCCTGCGGGCCCGGCTCGAATGCTTCATCGACCGCGACGACGACACCATGCCCGCGCTCAACCGGGTGGACGGCGGATTCACCTGGGTGCCGACCGAGTCCACCGTCGACGAGCTGATGAAGGTCGTCGGTCCGCTGCAGCAGATGTACCTGGCAGCCATGACCGAGCTCGGGCGGGCCGTCGACAAGCTCGACAGTCAGGGGCAGCAGCAGTTCCCGATCGCCAGCCACGCCTACCAGGGCGAAGGGTTCCTCTACCCATGCACGGCCAAGGGCTACGGCACGGCCTGCGGCGAGTCCGAGTACGACCATGCGGAGGCGTCGTGACCGCCTGCGAGCTGTGCGGCGACGAGGCCGGCGGCCGCTACCTGTGCGAGCGCCACACCACAGCGCTCGCCAAGCGGCTGGCAGACCTGCCCACCCTGTACATCGAGGTCGGCGAGTGTCTGGTGCCTCGCCGGTCCGGCTGGGGCGAGATCGTCGCGACGAAGGCCGCGGCCGGCCCGCGTTCGCCGCTCGACGAGGACGTCCTCGACACCGTGAACTGGGGCCGCGCCGCCGAGGTGACGCGGCTGTGGCGGGTGGACGTGCAGCGCGTCCGCTGGCCGCATCACGCGCCGCCACCGCCGCCGGCCGACCTGGCCGCGGACTGCCGCTGGCTCGCCATGGAACTGGAGTGGATCGTCGCCCACTACCCGGGCACCGGGGACCTTGCCCGCGAGGTGCGCGAGCTGGAGCTCCAGGCCCGCTCGATCGTCGGCGATCCTCTCCCCAGACTGCAGCGGCTCGGTACGTGCGTCGCGATCGACAGCGAGGGCGTCGTGTGCGGGGCTGTGATCTCCCGCCTGCCGGGCCAGGGCCGAGTGGCGTGCCGGTGGTGCGGCTACGTCTACGAGTCCGAGCGGGACTGGCTGACGCTGCTTCACTTCCAGCCCAAGGAGTCATCCGGTGCTGCTAGTTGATAGCGCGTCACTACCTGGTAGTGATACTCTTCTCGCGATGGACACGAAGCCCTGGCGGCAGCGTGTACGCGAGGAGGAAGAGCTGCTGGAACAGCTCCGAACCCAAGTCTCCGAGGCCGCCAAACGACGGGCGGCAGCCCTCGCCGAGGGCGTCGCCGAACTCGGCACCGTCGCTGCGGTCGCCAAGGACCTCGGCAAGCCGTGGACCACGATCGCCCAGGCGATCAAGAAGCACGGGCCCGCTGGAACGGGCCCCGACACAACCACATAACGCACAACGGGAGCCGGAGCAGCAGCTTCACCGGTGCTGGAACACCAGTGGGCGCGCGCACCACTCCGACTCCCTGACCGAGCACTTCCTGACGACACCAGGAGGCATCGGCTATGGCCGATCTTTCCGCGCACCCCTGCGCGCCCGCAAGTTCCACCCCGTCCCGGCGCCTGATCGCCGCCGGCTACGTGCGCCGAGCGTCCCAGCCGCCGGCCGCGCCGAGCGACCTCGAGGTCGCCATCAGCGTCGCCCAGCAGCTGCTCGACAGCGACCAGGTGCTGTCTCTCCGCGAGGCCCTCCGCCTCCTCCTCCGCGCCCTCGACGCCGAGCCCGTCGACGAAGCCGAGGCCGTCCGTCGGTCCGTCGACGCGCAGTTCCCGGCCGTCGCCTCCTTCCTCGCCCAGGAGCGGGGGGCCAGCCAGTGACCCAGCACCTGCCCCGCACGGCCACCGTGAACGTCCTCGTCACCAGGACCGTGGAGATCCCCGAGCCCGACTGGTGCATCGGCCACCGCGGCGACCACGCCGAGTTCAAGCCCGACGTCACCCACAGCGGGCCCGAGACGTCCGCGACCTTCGAGACAGCCACCCGCACCTTCACCTACCTGCATGCGTGGATCACCCAGGCCCCTTACGGCGAGATCCGCCCCGAGCCCGAGCCGCTGCTGGCCGTCGAGATCGACGGCGACACCATCTCCATGGACCCGGACACCGTCCGCGCCTTCACCGCCACCACCCGCGCCCGCCTGGACGCCCTCGACGCCCTCGCCGACGAGGTCGAGCGACTGCGAGGTGAGGGCCGATGAGCCGCTTCAGCAACTTCATGCGCAGCCTCGCCCCTGGCAACGATGCGGAACTGGCCGCCACCCAGTACGCCGGCCGCGAATCCGCCAGCGACCGCGCAGCCCGCAAGCGGCGGGAGAGCTACCGCACCAAGGGCGTCCGCCGAGCCGCAAAGGCCGGCGAGCAGTGGGAACAGCGCGACCGCCGCCGCTTCGGAGGTGGCGCGTGAAGCGTGACCCACTCCTGTGGGCCGCGCTGACCGCGGTGCTCGTCGTCCTCGCATCGGCCGAGTACGAGCTGGCGGTGGCGTGCGGCTTCGGCCGCTACGTCGCCGCCGGCGTCCCGGCCGCCCTGGACGTCTACGCCATCGCCGCGCTCCGCGCCCGCCGCGACGTCCTCGCCGTCGTCGTCACCCTGATCGCGGTCAACGCCGCCTCGCACCTGGTGGCCGTCCGACTGCTACCTGTCTCGGTTCCGCTCGTCGTCGCCGTCTCGGCAGTCGCACCGCTCGTCCTGTGGCGCGTACACCGGCTCTCCGAGGCCCACCCGGAACCGCAGCCGGACCCAGTACCGGCCGCTGCGGAACCGGCGGCGGAACTGGCGGAACCGATCACCGTGGAACGGGCCGCTGAACCGGTCGACGCAGCCCCCGTCGGGCCCGTCCTCGGCCCGTGGCAGCCTGTGGCGGAACTGGCAGGCGGAACCAGCGGAACCAACGACGGAACCGGACCTGACCTGCTACGCGAGCACTTTACGGACGTCCGTAAGGTGATCACCGGTCCCGCGCCGGAACCGGCACCGGAACCAGTTCCGCCCCCGGTTCCATCCACCGGAACCAGCGCTGCCGACATCGAGCCGAGCGACAGCCAGAACACCACCTTCGAGACCCGCGTCGCGACCGTCCGCGAGTGGCTGCAGACGGAACCGGAACTGACCGGAACCGAGATCGGAACCCGCCTCGGCGTCTCCGACGGATACGGCCGGCGCCTCCTCCGCAAGGCCAGGGGAGACGGCTCGTGATCACCGCATTCTTCGCCGCCTCCGCGCTCGCCGCCCTCGCCGGCCTGGCGCTCGTCGCTCCCCGCAGCATTCCGCCGATCTCCGGCACCTGCGCCCTCGTGCTCACCCTCGCCGCGCTCGCCGTGGCCATCGTTCACTGAAGGACCCCATGAACTACGTCACCTACGGCGGCGTCACCGTCGGCCTCTGCCTGCTCATCCATCAGCTCGTCACCTGGTGGCCCGGCCGCAAGCCGCTGATGAAGGACCCCATCCGCCACGCGGCCAGCCTCGCCCCGTTCCTCGCCTCCTGGGCCTACGGCTGCCTCACCACCCTCGGCGTGGGCGGCCTGATCGGACTCACCTCCAGCACCGTCCTCGGCATCAGCAACTGGCTGGGCGACGCTGCCCTGGTGTGGGGCGTCGGCGGGCACGGTGGCCAGGTGGCCGCCCGCCACCGCTTCGTGCCGCTGTCCGCGCCCGGGATCGCCCTGGTGCTGATCCTGACGGTGGCACTGGTCGCCGCGGTGAAGAAGTCGAAGTACGGCAGCCAGCTCAAGCGCGGAGCCTGGTGCGGGATCTGCCTCGGCACCTCCGCCGGAGTCGCAGGCTTCGCCGCGGTGCCGCTCGCGCAGGCGGCGAACTGGCTCGGCGGCACGGTCTACGGAGCGGTCGCGTGACCACCGATGAGGAGAGCCCGGCCGCGCCGCATGAGTCGTCGCGGGCGGCCGGCGGCTGTGTCCTGGTCGTCCTCGGCGGAGGGTTGCTCGCCGTCGTGTGGGCGGCGTCCCCGACCGCCGGGATCCTCACGGTGTGGGTGCTGGGCATGGTGGCCGTCTGGTGGGCTGCACGCCGTCAGGTGTCCGATTCGTCCGCCACTCCCCCACCGAGAGGGGTTGCCCCCTCCGGCGACGTTTTCGCAGATGAGACAGGCGCGATCGCGAGAGTGGTCCGAAGCCCAGAAGGGGTTATGTGCATCGTGCACCCAGAACGCGACGAACTCCCTCAGACCCCCGAACAAGCCAAGTAGGCCCGCCGCCGCATACCGAGCCCCGAACATCGGAAACACCATCAGTACAAGCAGCACAAGGGGAGGGATCGCAGCATGACCGACGAAGTCGAGGACCTAAACGAACCCATCGGCACGGCCGAGCTCCGGCGCCTGCAGAACAAGTACCGCAAGCAGAACATCGCCAACGACCGCGCCCGCGAGCAGATCGAAGAGGACATCAACAACGGCCGCTACAGCGACGAACAGGCCACCGAGATAAGCGCATCGTTCGAGCAGTCATGCCGCGAGATCCTCGACCGAATCCAAGGCGAGATCGAAGCCCACTGCCGGGCCCACAACCTGCAGACCTCTTCGTCACACTGGACAGATGCATGAGCAGCTCGCCCCGCCCGGCTACTACACCACCCGCGACGTCGCCCGAGCCCTCGGCACGAGCTGCGGAGCCGTCCGCAACCTCGTCTACCGCGGCCGACTCAAGCGGGCTGGAGGCACCGAACGGCACCCGTGGTACGCAGCCGACGACGTGGCCGCCATCCTCGTCAAGCGCCAGGAGCGTGTCGCCGCTTGACCGCAGGTCAAGCACTGTGTGACGATCCCGGTGTACAACTGTGCCCCGAATCGGGCACAGCGCGGGTAGCTCACTGGGTACAGAGCGGTCGGGGTCGCGCTCGGCATGGACGCCGGTTCGACTCCGGCCCCGCATCACAGACGCACGACGAAGCCCCAGTCCGGTCCCACGGCTGGGGCTTCGCCGTGTCCGTCCGCCGCCCGACGGCCGGGGCCGGAGGCAGCCCCGGGCGGAGTTCACGGGCCTTCGCAGGGTGCGCAGCGCCGGGCGGCGGACCTCAACGTCACAACACGGCCACACGGTTCCCACAGGACCTACACGCGTCGCATGATGCCCCCAGCACCCGAACGTCCTTGGGGGGACACCGTGTTCAAGCGAGACCCGGAGAAGGCGGCGCAGAGAGCCGAGCGGCGGGCAGAGAAGCGCCGGCAGCGGGAAGAGTGGGCCGCCAACAGGAAGGCCGAGAAGGAGGCGCTTGCCGAGTGGCGGGCCAGCCACCCGGCCGAGAAGACCCTGAACATGGCCTGCATGATGCGCTCGTGGCCAAGCTCCAAGTTCGGTGAGACCTCGCTCGGGCCCATCCTCGGAGGGCACGCCGAGTTCGTCGACGCAGGCGCACACAAGGCCTGGACAGCCACACGGCTCGTCGGCGGTGTCGCCACCGGTGGCGCCTCCCTGGTCGCCGGCCGCAAGAACAAGGGCGCCGCCGTCATCAACGTGACGTTCGGCAACGGGGCCGCACAGACGTACAACGTGACCCCGGAGAACGCCACGCTGCGCGCCGCCAACCAGTACGTCACCGCGTTCAACGCGCTCGCCGCGCAGCTCGCCAACGAGGCCGCCGAGCAGTAGACGGCAGGAGGTGGCGCCCGTGGCAGGCAACCCCCGCAACGGGCGCCCCTACCGCCGCCTGGTCGACTGGCTCCGCGCCCAGCGCCTGCCCTGCTGGATCTGCGGCTACGACATCGGCTACGAGCTGGACGCCCGGCACCCGGCGTCCTTCACCCTCGACCACCTCGTGCCGCTCTCACGCGGCGGCGAGCTGCTCGATCAGGCCAACGCCCGCCCCGCACACCGACGGTGCAACAGCAGCCGAGGCAACCGCACACAGTCACCGACACAGCGAATGCCCAGGTCAAGGAACTGGTGACGCTCCGTGCTGTACGTCATCACCGGCCCGCCGGCCGCAGGCAAGTCCACCTGGATCGACGCGCACGCCAAGCCCACCGACATCGTCATCGACCTGGACCGCATCACCCGCGCGCTGACCGGGCCAGGAGCACCGCAGTGGAACCAGAACCCGCTGCAGCTGCGCGTCGCCCACAAGGCCCGCTACGCGGCCATGCACGAGGCCTTCGAGCTACGCGACCAGGTCGACATCTACCTCATCCACACCATGCCCCAGGCCAAGGCCCTCGCACGGTACAAGCGCCTCGGGGCACGCATCGTGGTCGTCGACCCCGGCCGCGACATCGTCATGCAGCGCATCGAAGCCATGCGCGACCCGGACATGCAGAGAGTAGCCACCCGGTGGTACCGGACCCGGCCGGTCCCGCCACGCGGAGCGATGCCGCAGGCGACACGCGACTGGTGATCACGAGCGGAGCCATTTTTGGTGGCCTTCCCGGGCGACCCAAACGCCCTTGTCGCCCGATTTTTTGCGCGGCCCGAATCACTTCCTAATCCAGCGAAGTGAACGCCAGCGATTTAGCGAGCGTCACACTGAGTAACGTCACACTCTGTCACGGCTGGGGGTGATCATGAGCGCCGTCACCGACAAGATCGCCGCCGAGATCGAACGGCTCCGCGTCTCCGAGTCTGCCCCTGGCCTGGCACAACTCGCTGTCAGCCTCGCCGAGTCGATCGACGAGGCCGACGGTCCGACTGGTAAGGCGAACGCCGCGCGGGAGCTACGGCAGGTGATGGCCGACCTCCGCAAGCTCGCACCGATCGCCGAGGAGGGGGACACGGTCGATGACATCGCTCGCCAGCGAGAGAAGCGCCGTGCCGCCGCCCGACAGCAAGCCGCCAGTGAGTGACGGCGGCCCTGTCCGTGGCTGGCAGCAGCCGCCGATCGAGATCGTGCCACCATCGGTGTCCAGCGCGGGCCAGGAGGCGATCGACCTGGCGGCCCGGGCTGGTCTGCACCTGGACCCGTGGCAGCAGCACGTGCTGCGGCGCGGGATGGGCGAGAAGCCGGACGGTCGTTGGGCCGCGTTCGAGTGCTGTGTCAACGTTCCCCGCCAGAACGGCAAGGGCGGGATCATCGAGGCCCGGGAGCTGTGGGGTCTGTTCATCGGTGGCGAGAAGTTGATCCTCCACTCGGCGCACGAGTTCAAGACAGCGAAAGCTGCCTTCAAGAGGGTCGAGCGCCTCGTTCGGGGATGCCCTGACCTGCACAAACGTGTCAAGGCCTACCGGTACACGGTCGGTGAGGAAGCGATCGAGCTTCACACCGGCCAGGTCCTTCGGTTCATTGCCCGCTCAAAGGGCTCGGGCCGTGGCTTCACCGGCGACTGCAACATCCTCGACGAGGACATGATCCTCGGCGACGACGCGATGGACGCCCTGCTGCCGACCATGGCGGCTGTCGAAAACCCCCAGATCTGGTACCTGGGCAGCGCAGGAATCGGCCCTCTGTCCGTGCAGCTGGGCCGTCTGCGGCGCCGCGCGCTGGCCGCGATCGAGGCCGGCGCCCCGGACCCGTCGCTGGCCTACTTCGAGTGGTCCGCTGATCCGCACCTCGACGAGTGCCCGCAGGGCTGCACCGAGCACGACGACCCGGCCTCCGACGAGGCCGTGCTGAAGGCAAACCCAGCGATCGGCTACCGGCTGACGCTGGAGAAGGTCGCGAACGAGCGGTCGACGCTGAGCCCGGCCGGTTACGCCCGTGAGCGCCTCGGTGTGGGCGACTACCCGTCGGACACGGCCGACACCTGGCAGGTCATCGGGGAGGACGCCTGGCGGGCGCTGGCGGCCGCTGAGAGCAAGCCGTCGGACCCGGTGGCGTTCGCCATCGACATGACCCCGGAGCGGTCGCACGCGGCGATCTGTGTGGCCGGTGAGTGGCGGGGAGGCACGCACGTCGAGGTGGTCGACCACCGACCCAGCACGGGCTGGATCCTGGACCGCGCGGCCGAGCTGCACGAGAAGTGGAACCCGCGCTGCTGGGTCGTCGACGCTGCGGGACCGGCCGGGTCCCTCATCGCGGACCTCGAGGAGCGCCTGGGCGTGACGGTCGTCCAGCCCAAGGGCCGGGACGTAGCCGCGGCCTGTGGCCAGTTCTACGACGCCGTCACCGAACAGATGTTGTCCCACATTGACGAGGCGCCCCTGGCGGCCGCCCTGGCGGGCGCGCAGAAGCGTCCCCTGGGCGACGCGTGGGCGTGGGCCCGCCGGATCGTCTCCGTGGACATCAGCCCGCTCGTGGCCGCCACCCTCGCCAAGTGGGGGCTCGGCGTGGAAGTCGAGGACGACGTAGACCCGCTCGACAACATCCTGTGAGGGAGGGCCCCATGACCAGGGCAAAGATGCTGGGCGCCCTGGCGGCGGCGGCTGGCTGGATGGCCGCGCGGCTGCCCGGCGTGGCGGGCGCAGGGCTCATCTCCTGGGCGGCGGCCATGGTGTACATGCCCGCCGGGCTGGCCATCGCCGGCGCGTTCTGCCTGCTGGCTGACTGGAGGCGGCGGTGAGTCTGTTCTTCAGTTCGCGCGAGAGGCGCAACGTGTTCCCCGAGCCGCCCATCCCACGGCCCACCAGGTCCCTGACCTTCAACAAGGTCAACCTGGCGCAGACCGAGACGAGCCTGCAGAAGGTGGCTGTCTGGTCGGCGGTCGACCTGATCGCGTCTCTGGTGGCCACGCTGCCCATCGACGTCTACGAAGGCACCGGCCAGTCCCGCCGCGAGCTGGACCCGCCGAAGGTCCTCCAGGACCCGTCAGGCGAGGGCTACGGCCTGAGCGACTGGGTGTACCAGTACATGATGTCGCTGCTGCTGCGCGGCAACACCAACGGGCGGGTCGGCGACCGCGACCGGCTCGGCAACCCCACGCAGATCGTGCTGTTCCACCCCGACGAGGTGCAGGGCTACCGCGACCTGAAGACCGGCCTGCCGCAGTGGCGGGTGTGCGGTGAGAAAGTCCCCGCGGACGAGATGTGGCACCAGCGGGCCTACACCGTGCCCGGCCGTCTGCAGGGCCTGTCCCCGGTCGCGCACCACGCCACCACGATCGGCCTCGGTATCGCCGCCGCCCGGTTCGGCCGGCAGTGGTTCGAGGACGGCGCCCACCCTTCGGGCATGCTCACCAACGAGCAGGCGCTGAAGCCCGAGCAGGCCCGCACCGCCAAGGAACGCTTCATGGCCGCGCTGCGCGGCAACAGGGAGCCGGTGGTCCTCGGTCAGGGCTGGAAGTTCCAGGCGATCCAGGTAGCGCCGGAAGAGTCGCAGTTTCTGGAGACGCAGAAGTACACCGCGGCGGAGTGCGCCCGGATCTACGGGCCCGGCGTGCCCGAGATCCTCGGCTACGAGACCGGCGGATCGATGACCTACGCCAACGTCGAACAGCGCAGCCTGGACCTGCTGACGTACTCCCTGGACCGCTGGCTGGTGCGCACCGAGCGCATGTTCACGACCCTGCTGCCCGCCGGCCAGTACGTGAAGATCAACCGCGCTGCGCTGGCCCGCACCGACCTGCTCACCCGCTTCAAGGCGCACGCCCTCGCCCTGCAGAACAAGTGGGCGGTGCCCAACGAGATTCGCGAGCTCGAAGACCAGGCGCCCGTGAAGTGGGGCGACGAACCAGTGGCGGATACCGCACCCAAGGTGCGGGTCGGAGAATGACAGGAGGGACGCTGTGAGCGTCGACAAGAGCGACCGGGCCAAGACGTCCGGGCCCGAGCGCCGCGCGTTCCCCGTGCAGCTCGAGGTCCGCGCCAAGCAGGGCACCAGCGGCGTGTCCACGATCGAGGGCTACGCCTCGGTCACCGAGTCCCCCTTCGAGATGTGGGACTGGCTGGGCCCGTACAGCGAGGTCGTCCGCACGGGCGCCTTCGCCAAGACCCTCGCCGAGAACCCCCAGGTGCAGCTGCTGCTCAACCACGGCGGCCTGGCCATGGCCTACACCAAGGCGGGCACCCTGCGGCTGTCGGAGGACACCACCGGCCTGCACATGGAAGCCGACGTGAACACCGGCCGCTCGGACGTCAGCGACATGCTGACCGCCCTCGAGGAGGGCAGCGTCGACGAGATGTCCTTCGCCTTCCGGGTGACCCGGCAGCAGTGGTCACCGGACTACGACCAGCGGGACATCCTCGAGGTCGACCTGCACCGCGGCGACGTGAGCGTCGTGAACTTCGGGGCCAACCCCGCAACGTCGGTCGGCGCGATGCGCGCGGCCGACTTTGACCGCCTCGACGAGGCGGACGCGCGGACGCTTTACGAGCGCCTGCAGCGCCGGTTCCAGCCCGCCGAGGCTGAGCCGAAGACGCTGTCCCTGTACGCCGCTCAGGCCGCCGTGCTCGGCCTGTAGCCACCCCCTGACGCCTGCATCACCTGACGCGCCGGAGTCCACGCCGGAGCGCTCTGCGGCATGCCCGCACGCGCCACCACCTGGACCACCACCCGGACGGCCCGCGGGCGCGACCCACCCAAAACCCCGACTGAAGGGAGCGAGCTGATGCTCGCCTACCTGCGTAAGCAGATGAGCAGCGCGCTCGAGGCCCGGGCCGCGCTGAAGTCCGAGATCGAGGGCATCGTGACGGCCGCCGAGGCCGACGGCGCCGAGAAGCTGTCCGGCGACCAGCAGATCGCCTTCGACGCCAAGCGCTCCGAGCTCCGCGCCAAGGACACCGAGATCGAGCAGCTCGACGCTCGCATCAAGGACCTGGAGGAGGACGAGAAGCGCGAGCAGCGCGCCGCCGAGCTCATGGCCCGACACGGCCAGGCTGGCGAGCGGCGCGAGCGCGTCACCGTCGTCTCGGAGCCGGAGACCTACCGCAAGGGCGGCCAGACGTCCTACTTCCGGGACCTGTTCCGCGCCCAGATGAAGGGCGACTCCTCCGCCATCGAGCGGCTCAGCCGCAACGACCGCCAGGTGGCCGACCACCTGCAGCGGATCGCCCGCGGCGCCGAGCAGGCCCTGGAGGGCATGGAGGCCCGCGCCCTGACCACCACGGACGGCGCCGGTGGTGAGTTCGTTCCGCCGGTGTGGATGGTTAACGACTACGTCGCCCTGGCCCGCGGCGGCCGCGTCGTCGCCGACCAGGTCCGCCCGATGGCGCTGCCCCCGGGCACCGACTCCATCAGCCTGCCGCGCGTCGCCTCCGGCACCGCCGTCGCCGAGCAGACCACGCAGAACACCGCGGTGCAGAACACCGACGCGACCACCAACTCGGTGACCGCGAACGTGACCACCATCGCCGGTCAGCAGGTCATCGCGCAGCAGCTGCTGGACCAGTCGCCGATCAACATGGACCAGATCCTGCTGGCGGACCTGGCGGCGGACTACGCGGTCAAGGCCGACGCGTTCGTCATCAACAACAACGCCACCAACAAGGTCGGTCTGCTCAACGTCTCCGGCCTCAACGCGGTGACCTACACCAGCGCCTCGCCGACCACGGCCGAGGTCTACCCGAAGGTCGCCAACGGCATCCAGCTGATCCACACCGGGCGGTTCCTGCCGGGCGACAAGGTGTTCATGCACCCGCGGCGCTGGGCGTGGTTCACCGCCGCCGTCGACACCGCCGGCCGCCCGCTGGTGGTTCCCGCGGCGAACATGCCGATGAACGTGCTGGCCGCCATGGGCGAGGTCGCCTCCGAAGGCTTCGTCGGCACGCTGCAGGGCCTGCCGGTCTACGTCGACCCGAACATCCCGATCAACCTCGGCGCGGGCACCAACGAGGACCGCATCATCACCCTGCGCTCCTCCGACGTGATCTTCTTCGAGGGCACCCCGCAGGCCGAGGCGTTCCGCGAGACCAAGGCCGACCAGCTGTCGGTGCTGCTGCGGTTCTACAACTACGCGGCCCTGCACGCCTCCCGCTACCCCAAGGCCATCTCGGTCATCTCGGGTACTGGCCTGGTCACCCCGACGTTCTGACCCGTCCCGGGCCCGGGCGGCTGACGCTGCCCGGGCCCGGTCTGCAGGAAGGCAGACATGCCCGAGAACGAGACAGCCACCAACGTGCGCACCGGCGAGCAGGTGAGCACCGAGGTGCCCACCGCTGACGAGGCCTACGTCGCCGCGCTGCTGAGCGAACGCGAGGGTTACGCCCGCTACAGCAACGCCGACCGCCTGGCCGACGTCGACGCCGAGCTCAAGCGGCTGGGTGTCACCGTGCCCGGCGGCCGGGAGACGGCCGCAGAGTCCAAGCCGCGGCGCACCGCACGCAGCAAGTAGGAAGGCGCGGTCATGAGCTTCGACCTGGGCGACGTCGTCCGTCTGTCCACCTCGGTGCGGAACGCGAACGACGCGCCGGCGGACGCCGGGTCGATGTCCCTGACCATCACCCTGCCCGATGGATCTGATGTCACGGTCCCCTCGGTCACCCCAGAGACCACGGGTGTCTACACCTACGACTACCCGACGACGCAGGCGGGCCGGCACTCCGTGCGCTGGCTGGCGACCGGCGACAACGCCATGGCGGACACCGACGTGTTCAACGTGCGCGAGGCCACCCCGCCGCAGCTGTTCTCCCTGGCCGAGGCCAAGGCGAAGCTGGGCATCCCTCCCGCGTCGACGTCGTCCGACGACGAACTGCGTGAGTTCATCGAGGCGACCACCCAGTGCGTGGAGTTCTTCGTCGGCCCGGTCGTCCGCAGGACCGTGCAGCAGGTCGTCCCCGGCGACCGAGACGTCTGGGTGCTGCACACGATGCCCGTGCTGTCCGTCACCGCCATCACGCCACTGCAGACCTGGCAGCAGGCCATCGACCCCAGCGTCCTGGACATCGACGGCGCCACGGGCCTGCTGCGCCGCAAAGACGGGCTGTGGTTCTACTCCGGCGACTACCGCGTCACCTACACCGCCGGCCGGGCCATCGTCCCACCGAACGTGACCCTGGCGGCCCGGCTGATCCTTCAGCACCTGTGGCGCACCAACTACGGCGCATCCCGGGGCCTGGGCGCGATCGGCGGCGGCGACGACTTCCTGGTCACCGAGCAGGTGCCCGGCTTCGGCTACGCGATCCCCAACCGTGCTCTGCAGCTGCTGCAGGGCGACCGGCAGGCGGGGGGTTTCGCATGACGACGTCCCACGTTCCTGCGGCCGTGGACGCGCTCCTGTCGATCCTGCGGGCCGCGCCCGGCCTGGCGGACGTAGGGGTCGTCGACGGACCGCCGACGACCAACCTGACCGGCCTGAAGTACCTGTTCGTCGGCTGGCAGCCCAACGCCGAATCAGCCGTGGGCCTGACCCAGACCTTCAACAGCGCCGGCGCCCGGACCCGTGACGAGGCGTTCCAGATCGTCGGCTACATCGAGGCCCGCGCCGGCGACACCGACATGCAGGCCCGCCGCACCGAAGTGTTCGCCATCCTCGGCGAGATCGAGACGGCGCTGCGCGCGACCAACGAGGCGCCGACCGCGCCGACCCTGAACGGAACGGTGCTGTGGGCGCACCTGACTGCGGGCGACCTGACCCAAGTCCAGTCCGAGGGCAGCCTCGCCGGACTGGCGTTCACGGTGACCTGCCAGGCCCGTATCTGAGATCCACACGACAAGGAGTACAGCCATGGCGCGTGTGCGCTTTCTGGGGCCGGAGTCGGTGACCGTGCCCGAACTCGACAACCGCAGCGTCCACCCGGACGAGGTGGTGGAAGTCCCCGACGAGCGGTTCGAGGGCTACGTGTGCCAGCCCTCCAACTGGGAGGCCGTCGAAGAGCCCGGCAGGGCCTCGGCGAAGAAGAGCGCGGCCAAGGCGCCGCAGAAGGAGGACTGATCCATGGCGATCGGATCCGGACTCGGCGCCCAGCTCGGCATCGCGGCCGAGTCGGCCTACGGCACGTTCGTCGCGCCGACGAAGTTCATCGAGTTCACCAAGGAGAGCTTGGCTCTCAAGAAGACCACGGCGCAGTCCGCGGGCATCGCGGCCGGCCGTCTGCTGGCGCTGTCCTCGCGACGCGTGGTGACCCGCCGCGAGGTCCAGGGCAGCGTAAACTTCGAGGTCGTCAACAAGTCCATGGGCCTGCTGGTCCAGGCGCTCATGGGTACCTCGGTCACGCCCGTGCAGCAGGCGACCACCACGGCCTACCTGCAGACCCACCTCCTGGCCGACACCGCGGGCAAGTCCCTGACGATCCAGAAGGGCGTGCCGCTCACCACCGGCACGGTCACGGACAAGACGTTCCTGGGCTGCAAGGTCACCTCCGGAGAGTTCTCCTGCGAGGTCGGCGGCATGCTGACCGGGTCGTTCGAATTCGACGGCAAGGACTGCGACGAGGGCCAGACCCTCGCGGTCGCGTCGTACTCGAACATGTCGCCGTTCCACTTCGGGCAGATGGCCCTGAAGACCGGCACGTTCGGGACGGAGACCGCGCTGGACGGCATCCGCAAGGTGTCCGTGAAGATCGAGCGGCCGCAGGACGTGGAGCGGTTCTACGCGAACCAGTCGGCGCTGAAGAAGGAGCCGATCTCGAACGACCAGGTGAAGATCACCGGCAGCCTGGAGACGGACTACGTCGCCACCACCCTGGACGACCTGCACACCTCGGACGGCACGACGTCCCTGGTGTGGGAGTTCGTGGGCGCCAACATCGCCTCCACCTACTTCGAGACGTTCCGGGTGACGCTGCCGGCCGTGAAGCTCGACGAGGGGCCGCCGGTCGTCGACGGCTTCGGCGTCGTCAAGCCGACCTTCAACTTCACCGGCCTGTACGACGGCACCAACCAGCCGAAGATCGAGATCATCTCGACCGACACCACGCTGTGACCTGGCCGTGGTGCAGAACATCCGCGTGACCGGCACCGGCCAGCTGCTCGAACTCTCGGCGCGGCTGCGCCGGGCCGGTCACGAGAACATCCGCGCCAGCTTCCACCGGCGCCTGCGCCGGGCGGCAGAGCCCCTGCGGGACGACCTGCAAGACACCATCCGCAACCTGGACATCCGCTCACAGGGCCGGGCCTCCGGCAAGCGCGGCGGACCGTCACTCACCACGCGCCCGCTGCGGGCCACGATCGCCGACGCCATCCGCATCTCGGTCCGCACCACCGGGGATCCCGGAGCGCGTGTCTGGGTGGACAAGGGCCGCCTGCCGCCCGACCTGCGCCGGATGCCGGACGTCATCAACGACGGCAGGATCCGCCACCCCGTCTTCGGCAACCGCAAGCGCTGGGCCACCCAGTGGGCGACGCCCGGGTGGTGGGACAAGACCCTGCGCACCCACACCGAGCGCATCACCCGTGAAGTCGAGCGCGTCACGGACGACGTGCGCCGACACCTCGAATAGAGAGAGCCTCCCGATGATCATCGTTTACACCCCCGCCGACGGCGAGCCCGAGCAGTACGACGCCTCCACCCTGCGCGTGTCCGAGGCCGCGATCGTGCAGCGCACCGTCGACATGAAATGGCAGGAGATCAAGGCGGGCCTGGAGCAGGACGACCTGGACGCGATGCGCGGCATCGTCTGGGTCGTCAAGAAGCGCTCCAACCCTTCCCTGCGGTTCAGCGAGTTCGACCCCGGCGTGGACGAAATGACCAGCCGCATGGACCGCAAGGAGGTAGCGGCCTACGTCGACACCGCGTTCTCGGCCGTCGAAACCGACAGCAACCTGACGGCGGAGATGGTGGCCGGCATCCTGCTGGAGCGGCTGCCCGACATCGCCGCCGACCCCGAGCATGCGCGCGCCCTGATCGAGGCCAAGACCCAGGGCCCAAAAGAGACGGCCGCCGAGACGGGCAGCGGACAGCCGGAGGAGACGCCGGCCGAGCCTTCGAGCCCGAGCCCGACATCGAGCACGCCCGAGACGCCTACCTCGGACTCTTCGCCCACCTCCTCCACATCCCCCCAGCCTCCGTCGACGAACTGACCGTCGACGACTTCTACAACCTCACCGCCTGGATCGAACAGCACCAGGCATCCATCCAGGCGGAAGGCGGTGGCTGAGTCGTGCCGTCGATGAACTTCATCCTCACCGGCCGCGATCACCTGTCGCGGGTTCTGGACGGTGTCAGCAACTCGAGCGACCGGCTGGGCCGCCGCCTGCTGGCGATGTCCATCAACAGCGACGCCGCAGTACGGCGGTTCACCAACAACGCCAGCCGGAACCTGTCCCAGCTCCAGCGGGACAGCGATGCCGGCGAGAAGGCGCTCGGTGAGCTGAAGAAGGCCACGCTGCTGCTGGCCCCGGCGGCCATCCCGGCGGCCGCGTCGCTGGTCCCGATCGCCGCCGCGGCAGGCACCGTGGCTGTCGCCGTGGCCGCGATGGGCGCCGCGCTCGGACCTCAGATCTCCGCCCTGAGCGATGCCGCAGACGCGCAGAAGAAGTACGACCAGGCCGTCGCCAAGAACGGCGCCACCTCCGAGGAGGCCGCGAAGGCGCAGGCCGCCTACGCGCAGACCATGGCCAAGCTGCCGCCTGCCACTCGGGAAGCGGCAGCCGCGGTCGGCGTCCTGAAGGACAACTACCAGAAGTGGTCCGACAGCCTGGCCGGCGACACGATGAAGCCCTTCATCAAGGGTGTCGAGATCGCCAACGCCCTGCTGCCCAAGACGTCGGGACTGGTGAAGGCCACCTCCACTGAGGCCGACCGGTTCATGACGATCATCGGCGGTGAGATGGCCTCACCCGGCCTGGACCGCCTGAACGGGAAGTTCACGAACTTCGCCCAGCGCACCCTGCGCGGCGTCAACGACGAGATCGTGCACCTGCTGCGGGTCGCAGACGGCGGGAAGATCGGCGGCGGCCTGTCGGAGTTCATGGACTGGGCGCGCGCGCAGGGCCCCACCGTGGCGAGCGTCCTGCGCAGTGTGGGCACCGCCCTGGTGAACGTCCTGAGGGCGGGCAGCGACGTCGGCGTGGGCCTGCTCCAGGTCGTCGATGTCCTCGCCCGGCTGGTGTCGGCGGTGCCGCCGTCGGCCATCGCCGTGTTCCTGCAGCTGGCCCTCGCGCTGAAGGTGACCAAGACGGCGGCCCTCGGTATGGCTGCGGCCCGCACCGCGCTGGCCTCGTTCGGCACGCAGCTTGTCGCCATGCAGACCGCGGCCGCGGCCGCGCCTGGACGGCTGCGTGCCGTCACGGCCGCGATCGGCGCCATGTCCCGCAGTGCCAAGGTGGCCATGGCGGGCACCGGCATCGGCCTGCTGATCGTGGCGCTGACCCAGCTGTCCAAGCGCGGCAAGGACGCTCCGCCCGACGTCGACAAGCTGACCGGCTCACTGAAGCAGCTGGGTGCCACGGGCAAGGTGACCGGCGAGGCAGCCAAGGCGTTCGGCAACGACCTGAGCGGCCTGTACGACAAGGTGCGGTCGCTGACCGATCCGTCGACGACGGACAAGGTCCAGCAGTTCCTGGTCGGCTGGACCGGCTGGGACTCCACCCCGGTCAAGGACGCCAAGGAGAACATCGGCGCGGTCGACAAGGCGCTGGCCAACCTGGTCCAGTCCGGCCAGTCGGACCTGGCGGCGGCCGCGCTGAAGCGGCTGACCGCGGAGTACGGCAAGGGCGGCCGCGACACCAGCGAGTTCACGTCGAAGCTGAGCGACTACAAAGAGGCGCTGGCCGACGCCCAGTTCGAGTCCCAGCTGGCCGCCGACAGTCAGGGCATCTTCGGTGCGCAGGCGCAGTCTGTGCAGCAGAAGCTGAACGCGCAGAAGCTCTCCGCGGACGGGCTGCGCCAGTCGATCCAGGCGCTCTCGGACACGAGCCGGAACGCGTTCGACGCTCAGACGAAGTTCGAGGCGGCGATCGACGCGGTCGCCAAGGCGATCAAGGACAACGGCAAGACCCTCGACGTCCACACGGAGAAGGGCCGCGCGAACCGGGACGCCCTGTCGCAGATGGCGTCGGCGACCGAGGACGCTGCGGCGAAGGCCCGTGAGAACGGCGCGTCCTGGCAGACCGTGGCCGGCATCTACGACCGGGGCCGCAAGACCCTCGTCGACAACATCGCAGCGATCACGGGCAACCGGCAGGAAGCCGAGCGGCTGGCCGACACCCTGCTGAAGATGCCGTCGCCGAAGCTGCGCCTGCAGATGCAGAAGGAGGACGCCCAGCGGGACCTGGACGCGTTCATTGCCGCGGTGAAGGCGTCCCCGAAGTCCAAGAGCGTCACCCTGAACACCCTGTCTGGCGCGGCCGAGAAGATCCTGGAGCAGTTCGGATTCAAGGTCACACACCTGAAGAACGGCCAGGTCACCGTCTCCGCGAAGACGGGGACGGCGCTGTCCAACATCGGCGCCGTTCAGCGAGCCCGGGACAATCTGAGCGACAAGGGAATCACGATCACCGCCACCTACCGGACGGTGTTCGAGACGATCGGGTCCGCCCCGAGCACGACCGCGGACGCACTGCGCAAGCAGGCCGAGCACTTCGGGCGGGCTCACGGTGGGCCTGCACCGAGGTTTGCAGCAGGCGGCATGCCGAGCGGGCTGCTGCGCGGCCCGGGCTCTGGCACGTCCGACAGCATCCCGATGTGGTGGGCGTCCAACGGCGAGTACATCATCAACGCCCGCTCCACCCGGAAGTACCGGGCGCTCATCGAGGCCATCAACACCGACCAGCTCGGCAAGCTCGGTGGGCCGGGCGGTGCCGGCGGCGCGGTGGCCCAGGGCCTCGCGCGCGGTATGGACGGCGCGACGGACACGGTGGAAGCCAGCGCCCGCCGCATGGCGGCCGCCATTACGGCCGGCATCAAGGGCGAGATGCAGATCGCGTCTCCGTCGAAGAAGACGAAGGCGCTGGCCGGGGACATCGGCAAGGGCCTGATCGTCGGTCTGACCGGCACCAAGTCGAAGATCCAGGCCACGGCCGCCGACCTGGTGAAAGACATCAAGACCGCGTTCTCCGGCAAGAAGGAGTCCGGCCTGGTCAAGATGGTCGACAAGGACACCAAGAAGTTGCTGGGCCTGGCGGCCAAGCGGGACGCCATCGCCGCGAAGATCGCCGAGGCCAAGTCGTTCGCGTCCGACCTCACCAAGACCGCCCGCGACCAGTCGTCCCTGTCCTCCCTGGGCATGCAGCCCGAGGAGGTCACGGCCGGCCGGATCAAGGCGGGCCTGACGGCGAAGCTGTCGAAGATCAAGCAGTTCACCGCCTACATCAACACCCTCGCCAAGAAGGGCCTGAACAAGGGGCTGCTGCGGCAGATCCTCAACATGGGCCCGGAGGACGGCTACGCCTACGCCTCGGCCCTGGCTGGCGCGGACAAGAACACCCTCAACCAGATCAACTCGACCCAGGCCGCGCTGGACAAGGCCACCACGAAGCTCGGCCAGGACGGCGCGGACGCGCTGTACGACGCCGGGAAGAACGCGGGCAAGGGGTTCCTGAAGGGGCTGGAGAGCCAGCAGAAGGACATCGAGAAGGCGATGGTCAGCATTGCCAAGGCGATGGAAAAGGCCATCAAGAAGGCGCTCGGCATCAAGAGCCCGTCGACAGTGATGGCCCGGCTCGGCATGTTCTCCACGCAGGGCATGGCCCGTGGCCTGGTGGACGGGCTCCCTCACATCGACCGTGCGATGAACACCGTCTCCAGGCGCATGGTCCGTCGGGCGTCCCTCATCCCCTCGCCGGGCCGATCCGCTGTCAACGTCGCGGCGGGCGGCCCGGTCTACCACGTCCAGGTCGACGTCCACAACGCCATGGACCCCGTCGCCGTAGGCCGCGAGGTGCAGCGGGTCCTGCTGCAGTTCGGGCGGGCCCAGGGCGCCACCGTTTCACTCACCCCCGGGAGGTAGCCGCCGTGCCGCTGCTGGCAGAGATGGGCTGGGGCGGGCTGGTCCAGTACCCCGACACCATCACCTGGACCGACATCAGCCAGTACGTGAACCAGGTCCAGGGGGTGACCATCACCCGGGGTGCCTCGGACGAGCTGTCAGATGCCCAGCCCGGCACGGCCACCCTGACCCTGGACAACGTCGACGGCCGGTTCACGCCGGGCAATGCGGCGTCGCCGTACTACCCGTTCGTGCGGCGCAACGCGCCGGTCAGGATCAGCGTGGCGATTATGCCCACGCGGTCCGGGCCGGCGCCCTACCCGCTCGCCCAGCTCGCCGACGACTTCGACAACGGGGTGGTCGATCCCGCGCTGTGGACGGTCAGCGGCGGGGCGGTCGAGGCGGGAGGCCGCTTGCGGCTGCCGATGACGCCGGACGGCGCCGTCCCCGGGTTCTCCAGCCTCCGCCAGTGGACGCTGACCGGCTCCAAGCTGACCGCGAAGTTCGCCACGGTGCCGGCGGCCGGAGGGTCGTCCTCTGCGTCCGTCAGCATGTACGTGCTGTCGCAGACGTCCGGCACCCGCTTCCGCTGGCGGTACACCCCGATCAACAACGAGCTGCGGGCGATGAGCGAGGTCGGCAGCTCGGACGCCTCACCGACCGTCCTCACCTACAACCCGATCGCCCACGCGTGGCTCCGCATCCGCGAGGCCTCCGGCACCGTCTACTTCGAGACCAGCGGCGACGGTTTCGGCTGGACGGTACAGCGCTCCCTGCCCACCCCGGCCTGGGTGACCACCGACCAGGTGCAGGCCCAGTTCGCCGCGACCCGCTCCGGCGGCACCGCTGACGTCGCCGAGTTCGACCTGGTCGGCGCGGAGATCCGACCCCGCTTCTGGGGCATGGTCAACGAGTTCCCCATCGACTGGCAGGGCCTGGTCTCCACCGTGCAGGTCTCCTGCACGGACCTGTTCAAGCGGCTCAATCGGCTGCCCACCCTGCGGTCGATGCTCGCCGAGGAGATCATCACCCAGGACTTCTCCACCATCGACGGCGTGGTCTCCGCCTACTACCCGCTGACCGAGGCAGCCGGTGCCACCGCGGCGGGCGACGTGTCCGGCAGCGCCTGCCCGTCCCTGGCCGTGACCCAGGTCGGCGCCGGCGGCACCCTGGCCTTCGGCAGCGACGGCGTGACCGAGACCGACGAGAGCAGCGCCCTGGTCACCCCGTCCACGGCGACGGCGGGACAGTACCTCACCGGCGATCTGGGCCCGACGTTCCAGGACCGCAGCAACACCTACCCGCAGATCGTCGAAGCGTGGATCAAGACGACGACGCCCGGGCGGGCGATCCTCGGCCTGTACGAGCCGAGCCTGGACCACCAGTTCGTCCTCGCCCTCAACGGCTCCGGGGTCCTCACCGTGGAGTACACCGCGGACGGCAGCGCGCTGACGGTGCACACCTCCAACAGCGGGAACCTGGCCGACGGCAACTGGCACCACATCGTCCACGACATGAACACCCGGAAGATCTACGTGGACGGGGCATTCGTCAACGTCACCGCCCTGATCCCGGACATGTACGCGCTGAGGACCCTGCACGTCGGCGGCTACCGCGGGGCCCGCCTGTTCAGCGGGCAGATCGCGCACGTCGCCGTGATGCACGTGGATGGCGACATCGGCGCCGCCCTGGCGTCCACCCACTACGCGGCCGGCACCACCGGCTGCGCAGGCGAGACCGCCGACGTGCGGATCGAACGGCTGGCCCGCTATGCGGGCGTGTCGTCGGTGACGGTCTGGGGCAGCCTCCACGACCCGATCGCCTCGCAAGGGCCCGCCGGGTCCACCGTCGTGGCCCGGATGCGGGATGTGGAGTCCACCGAGTCCGCCCGGTTGTTCGCCGAGCGGGACTGGTACGGGCTCGCCTACCAGTCCCGGGACCTGCGGTACAACCCGGACCCGGCGTCCGAGGTCTTCACCATCGACTACGCCGACCTGGAGACCGGCCGCGTCGAGCTGGCCGACGACGACCAGAAGCTGATCAACAGTGTGGAGGCGAGCCGGCCGGGCGGCGCCACGCAGAAGGTGACCGCGCCCTCGAGCATCGTCGCCTTCGGGGTCTACGACCCGGGCTCCATGTCGATCCTGAAGACCTCGGACAACAGCGTGCTGGACGCCGCGTACTGGCTGGTGTCCCGCTACGCCAACCCGGAGCCGGAGCTGCGCGAGGTCCCGATCGAGGCGTACACGATGCCCAACTACCTGGACATCCTCGACGCCGACATCAGCACCTACTTCTCCGTCAACAACATGCCGTCGCAGGCACCCGCCGACTCGATGCGGGTCACTGTCGAGGGCTACACGGAGACGATCAAGGAGCGGTCGCACCTGATCCAGTTCCACACCAGCACCACCATCACCGACTCCGTCTGGGTGCTGGACGACCCCACGTACAGCGTCCTGGACTCCACCACCCGCCTCGCCTACTGAAAGGGGCCTCCGTGGCCATCGCCGTCGTGCGCGCCGAGACGTTCTACGTGCCGCCGCCCACCCAGCCTCGGGACCTGTGGGCGGGCACGCCTGCCGCCGAGCTGGTGTGGAAGTGGTACGAGACCCGCATGGGCCGCCGGGTGTTCCCGCCCGAGGGCACCGTCGACACCAGCTACTTCGCCCGCATCAACCAGAACCGGTGGATCGCGGACTGCGTGTGCGGTTCCGCGCAGGTCGTCTCCCCGACCGACCAGCGGTACGCGTGCGTGGAGTGCGGCTGGGGCTGGTGCACGCTGCTGTTCCCCTCCGACCCGGACGCGGTGGAGGCCTCGCTCGCCGCCCTGCCGCCGTACCTGCGGAACTGGTGGAACGACCTCGACCCGAAGAACCCCAACGCCCCCGTCGTCGGTGACCCCGGGGCAGGTGCGCCGTGACGTTCTCTCCGAGGACCTGGGTGGTCGGCGAGGTGGTCTCCGCTGCCCTGATGAACCAGGAGATCCGCGACCAGTTCAATACGTTCTTCGGCTCCTGGTCGGACTACACCCCGACCTGGGTCGCCGAGAGCGGCGGTACCCCGGCGGTCGGCAACGGCACCCTGGCCGGCCGCTACATGAAGGTCGGCCGCACCGTCGACTTCCTGGTGAAGCTCACCGTCGGCAGCACCACCACGTTCGGCAACAGCAATGCCAACTGGGCGTTCGGCCTGCCCGCGCTGCCGGCCTCGTCGTTCAACGGATCCCGCGCCGCGAACGTGTCCTTCCGCCTGTCCGGTACAGGTGAGGCCCGCGGCTCCGGTGAGATCTCCACGAACAACGGCGGCAGCGTCCGCAACATGGCTGGTGGCTCCGTGAACAACACCACGAACCAGGTCGACAACAGCCTGTGGGACCAGATCAACCCGATCGCTGCGGCCACAGGCATGACCGTCACCATCAGCGGCAGGTACGAAGCCTCCAGCTGACCAGCCCACCCGCCCGCCCCGCGCCATCCGGCCGGGGCCTTTCTCATGCCTGGAGGCAACATGCCCGACCTGTGGATGCCGGGCGCGGCCCGCCACTCCATCGGCAACACCGGGGCGATGGACGGCGGCCCCGCCCGGGCCGTCTGGCACATCACCAGCAACAGCAAGGACTGGACGTTCGCCAACGAGCTGGGGTGGTTCACCGGCGGCGGCGCCTCCGTGGCGCCGCACCTGCTGTGGGACCCGTTCACCGGCGAGATCGCGCAGTTCTTCCCGGCCGACTCCCGCGCGCTCGCCCTGCAGAACGCCGGTGACGTCCGTACTAACCGCACCGGCCGCTACTGCGTGCAGATCGAGATCGTATTCACCGAGAACGAGACCGTGAACGGCAAGCGGTACGCCACGGTCCGGGACACGCCGTGCAACGGCCTCGACAAGATCATGGCCTGGCTGCGCTCCCTCGGCATCACCGACACCTGGCCCGGCGGAGCCCCCACCGGCTTCGCCCGCGACACCGTCGCCATGGACACGTGGCAGACCCGCGGCGGCCACTACGGCCACAACCAGATCCCCGGCAACAGCCACGTCGACCCCGGCCCGATGCCGAACCTGTTCACGACCGGCCCCACCAACCAGGAGGACGACATGACCCCCGAGCAGGCCAAGCAGCTGAAGGAGCTGCACGACGTGCTCTACCCCTACGCGGGCTGGGACTACGAAGGCAAGGGCGAGACCAGCGACGCCTACGCCTACCTGCGCGGCACCAGCGCTGCCGTCAAGTCCCTCACGGCCCAGGTCGGCGCGCTGACCGCGACCGTGGGCAAGCTCGCGGCGGGCGGCGGACTCGACGCGGCCGAGGTCCAGGCCGCGGCGGAGGCCGGCGCCAAGGCCGCGCTCGAGCAGCTCGGCGACGCGCTGAAGGAGGGCTGATCCGTGCGGATCTCGAAGATGTGGAAGGCGGTCGTCGGCGGGCTCGCGGCAGGCGCCGCAGCCGCGGCTACCGCCGTGCAGGACGGCACCGTCACGACCGCCGAGGGCATCACCATCGCCCTGGCAGTCCTCGGCGCCTACGGCGTCACCTGGGCCGTGCCCAACAAGACGCCGGCCACCACCGCGCGCGACCAGTACGACCAGTAGGGAGCCACCTTGGACGCCACCACCATCGGCGCGGTCCTCGCGTTCGCTGGGGTCCTGTCCGGTTCGGTGGTGGCGTTCCTCGGCAAGCGGGGCGAAAACGCAACCACCCGCATGAACAGCGAGTTCGACCAGATCCAGGAAGAACGCGACGGGCTGCGTAAGGAACTCGCCGAACGCGAAACCCGCATCACCGCCCTGCTTGAGCAGCGGGTGTCCGATCAGGAGGCCATCGCCCGCCTCCGCGTCAAAGTCATCGAGTTGGGAGGCGATCCGTGACCCGTGCAGAACGGGCCCTCGCCGGGAGTTGGCGGTGGATCGCCATCCTTTGCTGGCTGCTGGCCCTGTCCGGAGCCGCCGTCATCATCTGGGGCCGCATGCAGGCCGAGACCAGCCGCGCCGATCAACTCGCGGCAGAGGCAGACCTCCGCGGCAACGCCGTGTCGACGCTGGCCGGTGACGTGCGGGCGTTGCGGCAGCAGGTGAAAGCGGAGGGGAAGACGCCGGTGGCACCTGACCCGACGAGCGCCGTGTCCAATCTTCCCGCCCGGGCCGAGGTTCCGGTGCCGATTCCGGGGCCGGCGGGTCCACGCGGCCCGAAAGGCGACCGCGGCGAGCCGGGTCCGACTGTGACACCGTCGCCCGGCCCGTCCGGCCCGAGCGGCCCGCAGGGCGAGCCGGGTGCCACCGTAACCGGCCCGGCCGGGCCGCCGGGTCCCGCCGGCCCGGCCGGCAAGGATGGCGTCGACGGGCGAGACGGTAAGGACGGCCGCGATGGGCAGACCTGCCCTGACGGCTACAGCCTGCAGGCCCCGTCCTACGACCCGGACGCGCTCGTCTGCCGCAAGGACGGGGCCCCAGACCCCTCGCCCAGCAATGGCAACGGAAAGACACTGTCCCCGCTCGCCATGGACCCGCAACGCCGCAAGTACCTGTGAAGACGCCCCCTGCACGGCCCCAACGTGGGCTGTGCAGGGGGCGTTTCGTCGTGCCCGGGATCAGTCGTCGAGCTCTATGCGGAAGTCGACGATGGTGGTGTCGCCGCGGCGCACGATCGGGTGGGCGACCTCGACGATGCGGCCGGTGTCGGCGACGTGCTTGCGGGTGTAGCGCAGGACCGGCACGCCTCCGCCGATGCGGAGTGTCGCCGCCTCCAGCTCGGTGGGCATGCCCGTCGTGAAGGACTCGTCGATCCAGCGGACACGGATGCCGAGCGACGCCAACTGCGCCCGCGTACCGCCCGGCCACGGCTCGTTGATGGGGTCCGCGACCGGCGTGCCGCCGACGTCCGACCAGCGCACGTAGGACGTACTCATCTGGGTGGGCTGGTCGTTGTCGTAGAACACGAAGTGCCGCGCCAGCAGCCGCTCTCCGACCTCGCACTCGAACAGTGCAGCCAGTTGAGCGTCCGCCTGGACCCGCTCGAACCGTTTGTCGAGTCGGTACTCGGACCAGCCGATGCCCTGATCCCGGGTGTAGGGCGTGGACTTGGCTCCGGGCGTGGACCGGTAGCGGTCGGCGGCCATGCGGTGGATCGGTGGTCGCGGGCGGACGCGGGTGCCGGCGCGGGCCCTGGTCTCGATGAGCCCCTCGGTGGCGAGCAGCCGCAGCGCGTTGCGGATGGTCGTCTCGGATACGCCGTATGTCGTACACAGGGCGGGCAGCGTGGGCAGCTGATCGCCGGGGGCGAGTTCGCCGGAGGCGATGCGCTGCCGCAGCTCAGCGGCGATGCGCAGGTACTCGGGCTGTGCCACTGCCGTACCACCGTTCCAAGTGATCGCGTCAATCTGAGTACACATACTCTCCCGTCCCCCTTGACCAGCGCCAACTCCGCCGACAATCTGAGTACAGATAAGCACTATCCGTACTCAGATAGCCACCGTCTGCGGGGTACAGCCATGCCCGAAACGGGCCACACATGGCAGAAGGCATTCAAGGGGGAGCCCATCGAGGCAGCCCACGTCCGCCTGTGGACCGCAGGCCGGGTAACCCACCCCGACGCCCCGCTCCTCGCCGACGAGCTGTACGTCGCCGTCCTCGGATCCGGCGCCACCGTCATCGACATGACCCTGTCCACGGCCGGAACGCGCATCCGCATCACCGCGCAGGGCCCCGACCCGCTACCGCTCATCAACAGCCACGGACCGGGCTGGGGGATCATCTCCGGCCTGGCCGACCGAGCAGGCCTGACCACCGACGAATGCGGGCTGTGGGCACAGTTAGGGACCGGCCGATGACCCGGCACCCCAAGCCGCCGCCCATGGATGAGCTGACCTACGCCCAGCACCAGGGCTGGGCCTGCTGCTGGTGCGGCACGTCCCTGTGGACAGCCGTCGGCGGCATCAGCGTCGGCCGCTCGCCCGGACCCAACGGCACCAGCATCGAGGTCTACGCCTGCTCACGCCTCTGCCCGCAGCGGCCCACCACACAGACCCCCGCCCGTCCCGACCCCCGTGCGCAGCAGGGACGGGCGGGTTCCACCGCCTCTCACCGGAGGCAACCGTCCACAACAGGAGGAATCACGTGACCGTCACGTTAGAGCGTCCCGTGGGCACCACCGACCCGATCACCCTGGTTGACCCCGAGGTGACCGACCGGCTCGCCCGCCGCATCACCGCCGACCAACCGGGCATCGATGAGACGACCGCGCGCCGCATCGTCGGCCAGGCGGCCGCGTTCATCGCCGCCTCCGGCCAGCAGCCCGGCCAGTCCCTCGTGCCCAGCACGCTGGTGGACATCGGCTGGCACACGTTCATCCTGCACACCGTCGACTACGCCGCGTTCTGCCAGCGGGTCGTCGGCCGGTTCGTGCACCACGTCCCGACCGACGAGGGTGAGCAGGTGCCCGACGGGGCCGAGGCCGCCCACGAGCGGACCCTGACCGCCATCCAGACGGCCGGGTACACCGTGGACGCCGAGCTGTGGGGAACCGCAGCCGACTGCAACCAGTGCCACGCCGGATGCCACGACAGCCCCAAGAGCGGCTGA